AACATTTTCAATCGTATTAAAGCTGGCGGTAAGGGTGGAGCGCCGGGTCAATGGTCCGCACGTAAAGCACAGATGTTAGCTTTGAAGTACAAGAAAGCTGGCGGGGGGTATAAGTGAGTGGACTCGCAAAATCTCAAGCCAGCCTCAAAGCGTGGACAGACCAAAAGTGGCGCACGAAAAGTGGTAAACCATCTACGCAAGGCAGCAAGGCAACGGGTGAAAGATACCTCCCAGAAGCCGCCATTAAAGCGCTCTCCCCGCAAGAGTACGCAGCCAGCACCCGCGCCAAGCGAGCCGGTAAAGCCGCAGGGAAGCAGTTTGTTCCACAACCTAAAAACGTGGCTAAAAAAACTGCTGCGTATAGGAAGTAAATAAATGGCTTATAAAACCACAGACACGTATGACTTTAACCTTGACCTAAACCAACTGGTCGAGGAGGCGTTTGAACGCTGTGGTCAAGAATTGCGTTCTGGCTACGATCTTCGTACGGCGCGGCGATCCTTGAATCTTCTGACAATGGAATGGGCCAATCGCGGCATCAACATGTGGACAGTAGAACAAGGTCAAATTACTTTGGCGTATACATCGCCGACGCCTACGATCACCTACAATTTGCCTGTTGATACGGTTGATCTTTTGGATCACGTTATCCGCACGGGCACTGGGCAAAACCAGACTGACATCAATATCAGCCGGATCAGCGAATCTTCGTACGCGATGATCCCCAACAAGAACGCCGTTGGGCGACCAATTCAGGTCTGGATTCAACGCCGTTCTGGTGCTACAGATTCAACAGGGCAGACCGTCCCGCCGCGTATCCATGTGTGGCCCACGCCTGATAACAGCCAAACTTATACCTTTGTGTACTGGCGCTTGCGCCGTATGCAGGATGCTGGCAACGGTATCAATGGTCAGGATGTGCCGTTCCGCATGATGCCCGCGATGGTAGCTGGGTTGGCTTTCAATCTGTCCATGAAGTTGCCGAACGTAGACCCTACCCGAATCGCCATGCTCAAAGCTGACTACGAACAGCAATGGCAGTTGGCTGCTGACGAAGACCGTGAAAAGGCGCCGTTGCGGTTAGTCCCGAGACAGATGTTTTACTAAGGAGCGACCATGCCTAGTCAGTTTGCTTCTGGTAAATACGCAATCGCAGAATGCGACCGCTGTGGTTTTCGGTATAAGTTAAAGCAGCTAAAGACACTGGTTATTAAAACCAAGAACGTCAACATTAAGGTTTGCCCCACATGCTGGGAGCCTGATCAGCCGCAGTTATCGTTGGGTTTGTATCCAGTCAATGACCCACAGGCGGTGCGCGAACCCCGCCCCGATGTTAGCTATGTGACTTCAGGCAACAACGGATTGCAGATTGATCCGTCTGGTACAGGAGTTCTAGCTAACGGTACACCCGAGGGTGGTAGTAGAATCATACAGTGGGGCTGGGCACCGGTTGGCGGTTCCCGATTGGATGATGATGGTCTAACGCCAAACTACTTGGCGCTGGGTATTTCGATAGGAACCGTAACTGTATCCGTTACTTAAGGAGTAGCAAATGGACAAGAAAGAAGTTAAACAGATTGCTGACAAAGAAGTTAAGGCGCATGAAAAGCGCTTACACGGCATGAAAAAAGGTGGCGTGACTTCGTTAGAGATGAAGAAGTACGGGCGTAACGTTGCTCGTGCAATGAACCAAAAGTCATCCGGTCGGGGGCGCTAATGAACCCGAACGACAAGTTTGAATTTTTTTCGGTGGATACGAAAGATCCAATAAATAAGTATACGCAGCCGCACCCCAACACAAACGTGTTGCCTGAAGGTGCTGGATACCCAGACGAAGCCAAAACATCAGGCATTCAAGTGCGTGGTGGTAAGGCGCAGACTAAAGGCAAGATGGCTCGCGGGCCAATGGCGTAAGGATTCATCGTGAACTACACGACGCTGTTCAGCACGATCAAGAGTTTCCTCGAAAATGACTTCCCAACATCCACGTGGACTAACACGGCTGGAACGGGGACGACTTCGCTTACGGGTACTCAGCAGATCAATACGTTCATCACTCAAGCTGAACAGCGTATCTTTAATTCCGTGCAGTTCCCATCAATCCGCAAGAACGTTACAGGCACTGCAAGCACCGGTAATAAGTATTTATCTTGCCCAGATGATTTTTTAGCTGTGTATTCGCTAGCTGTTGTAGATAGTTTGGGTGCGTATCATTATTTGTTGAACAAAGACGTTAACTTTATACGCGAATCGTTCCCTACTACAGCAACTGCTGATCGTGATCTGCCGGGTTATTACGCACTGTTTGGTCCAACGACGACAAGTGGTGCTTCGCCTACGATCACGAATGAGTTGTCGTTTATTTTGGGGCCAACTCCTGATACCAATTACACCGTCGAGCTTCATTACTTTTATTACCCGGAGAGCATTACGACTGCTTCATCTGGACAGTCTTGGCTTGGTGATAATTTTGATTCTGTTCTTCTGTACGGCGCTTTGGTAGAGGGCTACACCTTCATGAAGGGTGATGCAGATTTAATCACGCTATACCAAGGCAAATACGCAGAAGCGATGGCACTTGCTAAACGTCTTGGCGATGGCATGGAGCGTCAGGATGCATACCGTAGTGGTCAATACCGGCAGAAAGTGACGTAATACTATGGCTTTTACCGGCAATTACGCGACGAATACGTATAAAAACGGGCTAAATACCGGCACGTTTAATTTAGGTACCGGCACTACGCAGGTATTCAAGATCGCGCTATATACCAACTCAGCCACGCTTGATTATCAAACCACCGCTTACACAGCAACGGGTGAGGTGTCGGCTACAGGTTACACAGCAGGTGGTGAGACGCTAACCATCAGCCAAGTGCCAACCACTGGTTCAAGCGGTACGGTGTCGTATTACTCTTTTAGTAACGTAACATGGACTGGAGCATTTACAGCTCGCGGTGCGTTAATATACAAATATGATGGGTCTGCTAACCCAGCGATGATTGTTTTAGATTTCGGTTCAGATAAAACTTCAACAAGTACGTTTACTGTTACATTCCCTTCTGCAACTAACACTTCTGCGATTGTGAGGATCTCTTGATTATTACGACGACTAAAGGCGACATGGACGAATCTTTGCTCGATAAGCGCGAGGGTTCAGTTGACGACGACAATGAATTGACCACTTGGGTGGAATACTGGCTTGATGGTGAGCTAGTGCATCGTTCTGCTCACGTCACGTTGAAAAAGTGGCCTGTTCTTGGTGGTGAAACATCTCTTTTCGGATAAGGAAATATCATGGCTAATACCCAAAGTATGTGTACAAGTTTTATGCAGGAGTTGATGCTGGGTCAGCATCAGTTCGGTTCGTCTACGCTTGTGTCACGCACCAGTCTGACTGCACCTACGACTGATACGTTCAAAGCAGCGCTCTACTTTGCTTCGGCTACGTTGAATGCTGGTACGACTGCGTATACCACGACTGGTGAAGTGACCAACACGTCCGGTTCTGGCTATACGGCTGGTGGCGTGACGGTGACCAATGCGAACGCTCCGTCTTCGACTAACAGTTCGACTACGGCTGGTGTTGCGTACTGGACCCCATCTGCAAGCTTCCAGTGGACCGCGATGACGGTTACCACTGCGTTCGATACGGTCTTGCTCTATAACTCGACCCAAAGCAACAAGGCGGTTAGCGTGCATACCTTCGGATCGCAAACGATTACCGCTGGTACGTTCACACTGACAATGCCAAGCAACACTACGTCTACAGCACTATTGCGCCTGTCCACAACTTAATAGGGCGCGGTATAGCCGCGTAAATTATGTTCGGGACAACCGCATTCGCGGAAGCACCTTTTGCGTCATTAGGGGGTGCGACCGCTGTTGGCATAGCGTTAACAGGAGATGCGGCTAGTGGTGCTGTAGGTACAGTCACGGGTGGAATTACCATCGCCCTGACTGGTGTAAATGCAGATGGTAATGTTGGTACTGTTAACGCATCTGTCGCTTTAACAGGCGTTGAGGCAAATGGTTCGGCAGGAACAGTATCGTCAAGCTTGTCGGTTGATCTAACCGGCGTAAATGCAAGCGGGACTGTAGGAATAGTTGCAGTAGAAGCGACAATAGAGTTAGTTGGCGTTAATGCAGCAGGGTTAGTTGGAACGGTTGTAGGCACAGGTACCGGTAGCTTAACCAGTGATGTTGCTATTGGTTTAGTTGGTACAGCGACTGCAAACCTTTCAATAGACCTGTCAGGTGTTAACGCTGTTGGAAATGTAGGAACGGTAACGGCAGCGGGAGATGTTGCTCTTACCGGGGTTGCTGCTTCAGGGTTAGTTGGAACGGTTGCATCTAGCCTGACTGTTGCCTTAACCGGTGTAGACGCGACAGGCAGTGTAGATACAGTCAGTGCGCAACTAACGCTGTTTGGCAATGAAGCAAACGGCAATGTAGGAACAGTCACATCCAGTTTGGTAGTGGCTATTTCTGGAGTAGATGGGTCAGGTGCTGTTGACTCAGTGGTTGCAAGCCCCTCGTTTGCGTTAAGTGGGGTTACTGCATCAGGTGCGGTTGGGTCGATTGTTTCACTGCGGTTCTCTGGTGATGTAGCAAGCGGTGATGTAGGAACTGTAGCGGCAACAAATGCTGTAGCTCTCACAGGCGTAGCAGCCTCTGGGTCGGTTGGTGCTGTAACACCAAGTGTGTCGGTTGCATTAACCGGTGTGCTTGGTTCAGGACTGGTAGGAACTGTTGCAGCAAACTTGTCTGTAGCCATCACCGGTGTCAGTGGGTCAGGAAATGTAGGAACGGTTGCTTACGTCC